AGGTAATGATGTCTGAAGAATCTGGAAGTAAGCGACGGCCAGTCAACCGAAAGTCGCAACGGGATAACAGGTTTATCCTAGATTTAGAGAGCAAGAGTTCACAAGTCGAGCTAGTGCTGGACCTCGCTGATCGGAGTGGGGCTGTGGCATCACAGGATGCGTATAGTCGCGCATCGCGGTGGATGGCTCGAATGGCAGTAGGGAGCACTATGGATTATAGAACACCTTTCTATGTTACCAAACATGGAGAGAGTGGACTTATATACCCAAAGCGCTCCATGATTGTGTCAATCCTAGACTCCAAAACGGAAGGGCAGTCAAGTGGGGACTCCTACTTAGACGAAGTTTTGCTAGGGGTCGAAAACTCCCAAAAGGAAGACATTGGGCCAATATCAATGTACTTACCATGGGAAAAGGATGGCCCAGAGAAGGCCAGGAAGGTTTACAGCGATAAGCCCTATCCCGCTTCCTTCAATCAAGTGGCTTGGGAACATGCGTTAGATAAATTGCAATCCCTAGTCACGACACAATCGCAGGGTGTCCTATCAGTCGAGAGTGCCATCAGCGGAGTGTCATCAGGTAACCTTGGTGATGACGAAGATGATGTGCCACTGGGACTTGATACCACGACTAATTCTGGCGCACCGTGGTTCATCACACCGTGGAAACCCACCGAGGAGATGGCCACCAATAAAGCTAGAGAGGTAGCCCAAGCATATCAATATTATGTGCAGAGGGCGAAGTCGTTGGTTACAGAACTGAGATCAGGAAGAGGGGATATTCCACCCCAATTCGCAATCGCGTCGCAACGGTTGGTCCAAAAGGGCCCCAAACCGTATGACCCAAAGTCGAAACGTCTAGTAATAGCGTTTCCCAAGGATGAAGCTATCCTATGGAAAACTTTCACGCCTCCCTTAATGGATAGTTTAAGGAAGGTTCGTGCGCCAAATGGCATTGAGATAATGTGCGCCTGGCAAGATTTGCAAACAATAGATCTTCGCATGCAAGACATGCTGAAGTTCGCGGACAACAAGGGAAGGACTGTGTTGTCTGGAGACGTCTCCAATTTTGATGCAACCTTGCCACCCTCTGCCATTATGGATGTGGGTCGGGTAGTTGCAACGTGGGTCCGTGGGTATACTAAGCTCATAGAGAAATTAGTATTTGCTATGGTGTATGGTACGCATCTCATTACGCCAAATGAGTTATTTAAAGCGGGACCATCATCGCTGAAATCAGGTTCAGGTGGAACTAACTTGATTGGATCCATGCTTAACTTAGCCATACAATATTATGGTGAAGAGGCTGGATTATACCATATTGATGGAGTCTGCGTGCTTGGCGACGACTTCATTCTAGATGGAGACGGCGTGTCACCGGAAGCCACGGCTGAAACTTTCAAACAGTTCGGAATGGAGTCACACCCTGATAAGCAATTCTATAAACCTAAGGCACTTCACTACCTTCAACGGCTACATTACTTAGGAAGGCCTGGCGGAATGTCTAGTGTCTATAGGACCCTCGGCCACGCTCTGGGACTTGAGCGGCTAGACACAAAGGTCGGGGTATGGAATAGATATGCTTATATTCTGCGTGCTCTCGGACAGCTACAGAACTGTGTGTTCAATCCATGGTTTCTAAAGTTGGTAGATACCCTAAGAGAAGGGGATAAATATCAACTAGGCGCGGAATTTACAAACCCAATGGAACTCGTGAAAGAGGCTGGTCCCCTTGGACACCAGATCCTTGAGGAAGACATTAACGCACCTTGGAAGTTACCGGCGATGAACACTTCCTTTAAGAACTGGGCTGTGAATGGGGTGCTCAGGGGTGAGGAGCTTCCTTCTCCTGGGCAAGGACTATTTGAAAGGGTCTATGGAAGAAGCGGGTAGTGCCGCTGGTATGGG